ATTTATTTACTGTGAGCACACTCACCATTCTAACATGCCGACAATTTCTTGCCATGCTAATGACTGTGTCGAGATCCTTGAGTTATGTACTTTCCCAATTGGGAAGGAAAATTACTCTCGGGTCCAGACCGAAGTCCCTCGTGCTTACGCCGCTGTGGAGATGGACTCCACCTCGGCCCCCATCGAGTGTTTGGGGGGTTCCGACAGTTTGTCCGCTGTCGGTTCTCAGGTTGGTAGGACAGATGCCCTAATTCGCGGCCTTCTAGTTGTTCTTTCCCATCATGGGATAAACAAGAAGGTTGGCGTCGCCTTGGATAACCAAGTGCATGATTACTTAGATAGTGCACTTACTGAAGTGGTCTGGTTGAAGAGAGGTAAATACCTTCTTTCCTACCCCTTTAGTAAATATCTTCGTAATGGATTACCTGAGTTGCCGGATTGTGGACCATTCCGTCCTACGGGATGTGTACGAGCTTTTATGAAGAGTCATCTTCTTACCTATAATCGAAAAAACACACATTTGTGGTTTTCATGGTTACAAGCTAAGAGATCTTGTCTTTCTGCTTCTCCTCGCCAAATTAATTTAACTTATGATAAACACCTCGAAACTTTAACAAAAGCTGACGATGGTGATCAACAAACGATTGATTCTATAATGAATAATCAAGATTTTATAAGTCATTTGGATAGTATAAGAGCAGGAGTGACCAGTTTCCTTTTAAAGGAAAAAGAGTCATTTACAGATAAGTTGCCTTCATTATCAGCTTCATATGAGTCAAATAGATGCGCCGGTGGGGCTTATCACGAACTTAATAAAGTTGTGAATAACTCCTATGGCGAGAAATTTGGATGGCTTCCTCCTTGGAGGAAGGGTGGACCACCGCGATATGTTAAACATTTCACGGATATTGGTCATCCAATTCCAAAGACCTTTTGGCTTCATATTGGTTCAGATCTGGTAAAGATGGAATATTGTAATAATACAGTTTGTGGAAATACAATCCTCGGTTCATGTGTTGTTGAGACCCGCTCTCGCGGTTTTCTCGAACTCCAGGTGGACTGGGAGGAGGGTCTTTGTGCTCAAAGATATGGGCTTCGTGCTAAACACGGGGTTCTTAATGCAAAGATCCAGGGAATTATTGAGCCTATGAAGGTTAGGGTTATTTCTAAAGGCCCTGCTTCTGAATATTATGTTATGAAACAAATTCAGCAAGCCCTTCACTCAACTATGAGGAGGATGAACTGCTATCGATTGATTGGCCGTCCATTGTGTCCTACAGATGTTATGGATATCGACGATTATCCCATCTCTCACCACCTTTTAGGTAATGAGGAATGGATATCAGTTGATTACTCTGCTGCTACTGATAATATTTCTTGGAAATATACTAAAGAAATTCTTAAGTATTTAATTCAAGATTTACCTATTCTTTGGCAACAAGAGGCCATGTCTGTACTCGGACCCCATACTCTTACCTATCCTGAAAAGGATGGTAAAGGTTATGAGAAGTTTCCGAGGGGCATAATGTCTAGAGGACAATTAATGGGAAGTATTCTTTCCTTTCCAATTTTGTGTGTTGCAAATCTAGGTTTGTACCTACACGTAACAGAGTCTTACCAGGATGGCTGGAAACTCTTTGAACGTCTTAATAGTGTACTCGTCAATGGTGACGATATGCTTTACCTTGCACCCCCAGAGACCTTCCAACGTCATATTGACGAAGGTAGAAAGGTTGGTCTGGAAATGACGGTGGGAAAGGCTTATCATCATAAGTCATATACTAACGTTAACTCTACATGTGTTATCTGCCCAATTGGGGGACTAGCATATAAAATCGATTTTCTTAATACCGGTTTATTCCAAGGAAAAAACAGGGTTGAGAAGATGGATAATGAGTGTGAGGAAGATGAAGACAAAGATGCCAGATCTGGTGTTGTTACAGTGTTAAATGATCTGTTAAAAGGATCACTTCCAGGACGTCAGTGCGAGTTACTCGCCGCCTGGTTTAGTACAATGGAAAGGGAGAGAATTGAGCAAGATACCTTCGTGAACTTGAATACAGGAAAATTCCATAGGAATATTTTCCTCCCAATGTGTCACGGGGGTATGGGTATTGTTCCGCCGATTGGCTGGAAATTTACTGTTAATCTTCGAGAGCGTAAGTACGCTATGAAGATTGTGGGTCAACTTTATAAGTATGCCCATGGACAAGGTGTCCAGCAGTTTTGCCCATTTAACCTACCTCGTAATATTACAATTCCAGCAGTTTGTTATTCTGCTGAGGTTGATCCACAGAAGGTGGTCTTAACCAAAAAATATAAGTGTTTCCTACCATCTTACTTTACTGCACAAAATCTTAGAATTCCTAGGGACTTCCTCTCATCTACTCCTTTTCCTCGACCTTGGTCGTGGAAGGTGGTATTTGGGGAAGTTCTATGTGAATTGACTAAGGGCGTCAAGGGAGAATAAAGGATATAATATTTGTGGTGCTCATGCCCTAATAAGGCAATAAACTAAATATTATGGGTCCAGATCATGACGTTAAACTGATCCAGAGGCTTGAGAATATGCCGATAATAATTCTCATGGGGTCTGTAATTTTGTTACCCAAAACGGTGCAATTATGCTCAATACTTCCGTACCAAGTGATTCTGCAACGAACGACGTTCAGACACGTAGAGTCGAGAGACTGCACGGGTAAGATACGACATTAAGGGTCTTTAAAAAGAAGATGGGGCGAACAATTTTGAGGTGAAACACACAGGAGTGTGTTGGATTAGAGGAAAATTAAACTCGAGGTCCAATATTTCTTTCTAACTAAATAGTATCACGACGGCCTTTATTGGCAATCGTAATTAAATAGGTAGATTGATTTAATGAATATCTTTCAATTATGTATTCCCCCTGATATCCCCAGAGATGTGGGCCTTCTTAAAGATAGAAATTATAAACTTAATGGTACAGTAATTAATACAGATGTACAGTCCACACGTTCTTGTGTATCCCATACTATGAACACCGCAAATAAATCCTTAGAACAAAGAATCCAGAGACTAACTACCCAAGTGGGAAGTTTGAGATCTCGTAGACCACAGCGTCCGAAGAAGAGATTAGGTAGGGTCCGAGGTTTATCCCGTAACCCAGGCTTAAGAGGAGATATGCCATTGTCATTGACAAGATCGCAATTTACCGCTACAAGCCCCCTTAATCTATTTGATGTTGGTGTTGGATCCACCCCTGGGGGGATCCGAGTGACTGGTCGAGAATTAGTTAGTGCCGTTACTATGCCTATTACTACTGGTGTTTACACCCTTAGTACTGCATTCAATACAGCAATAAACTTTGGGGCGATTAACCCCAATTCATTCCCTCGACTGGCAGCTTATGCACCGATTTATGAATATTTTGTATTTCATCGATTAACATTCTTCTTCCAATCTAACCAACCAACTACTAGTACCGGTGCAGTTATACTCTCAATTGAATATGACTCAACCGATCCTGTTCCAAACAGCACAACAGCCCAAATGCGAAATATCTCTTCGACCATGGCGAACATCTTTTCAGATTGTTCTCTCCAAGGTACGAAGAGTTTATCTCGAATTGACCGCTACAAGACTGACCAACCAACCGCCACGAATTTACTTCAGGCGAATCAAGGGGTCCTCTATGTCGCGACTGAGGGCTTTGTCGCCGCTGTTGCCACAACTGTTGGTTATATTATAGCGCAATATGATCTAGAGTTCTACACACCACAATAGTGATGGATTCTCTCCAAACCAACCTCCACTTATATAAATTAGTATTAGCGTTTACAGTCTAATTAGGATCTTAAAAGAAAATGAAGTAAACTTAAATCACATAGTCTTTAACCTTGGAAATTTCCCGGTTATTATAAAACTTAATGATATAGTTCTAGTAATAAATTCTTTAACGACCATTAGGCTCGGTAAATGTAGTATTATATTTGTGTAATTTTACAAATCCCTTTGTGGAAAGGGCACGTCCAAAGACGTGGG